CTGAGCTGGACGGTTATGCACTACACCGTCGGCTAATCATCTGACTGACCAAGACACCCATGCTAAGCGCATGGGCTTGTGTAAAAACTTGTTGACACTTTAACGCGGTATGTATACAATACTCTACATGCAGTGACACACAAAAGGAACAACTATGAACGCAATCAACCCGGCAGGCAGCCAATTTAACGCCACGGTCAACGGTAAGCCTACTGGGCTTGCTGGATGTACTCAGGCTGGCTCCTGTGAGCGTGCTGTGATCTGCCTGCGTGCAAACCCTGCGCTGCCTTATAAAGCAGTAATGATGCTTCCGAGAACTGGCGCATGCCGAGCTTTTATCCTCGACCATTCAAGCATGCTCGGCTTGTAACGATAACGATCAACCTGTGCGGTCCTATGAGGGCCGCACCTTTGCAAGGTGACGATATGTTCAAAACGCTGCCAAAAGAAGAGGCATGGATGTTCAGACTTGCTCGTCCGAATGAGTTTGTTTGCGTCCTGCACTATGGAGACGACTACATCCCTATAAGTAGCCGCAGTTATAAATGCTATGACGATGCGTACACAGACGCATTTAGCGTAGCTGATGACTACGGGTGGGATATCGGATCAATAGAGTGCTTGATTATTGATTAACAAGGAGTCTTACATGCACGATCACAAAACACGACTCAAACAATTACTCTCAGACCTTGACACTTTCGCGGTTTTTGATCCATCCGGCGAACTCGTGTTGTTTAGCGCAGACGAGTACGAGAGGATGCTCGAGCGCGCAGACGGGTTAATCGTTAGAGACTCTCGCAAACCATCAACACTTATACATCTGCCAATCGTTTAATCATCCTGGCTTGCCGCCTGTAACTCTCGGCAAGTTTGATCAAATCATCCTTTGAGTATTTCCGGGGCTCTTGGTCACACTCCAGAGCCTCAACCGTCTCTATCCCCACCCTAGCAATCAATCCCTTACGATACTCAACGTGATTACCGGATAAGTATCGGTTGCAGTGCTTGCACTGACCATATGCATTGCGCTCATCAAATCTTAAATGTGGGGCAGACCCAACAGATCGATAATGACCACAATCAAACGCACCACCTATCGCATTAATAGGTAACTGATTGCCGCACGAGATACATTGCTTTCCAGCATCACGAGCCCTGACGTAAGCATTAAAAGCAGATTGAGCAACACGCATTAATTCAGGCCTAGTGCGCATTGCATCAAGTTTTGCCTTGTCCTGTCTGCGCTCAGTCTTTTTTAACTTTGCAATAGACTTTTCTGCATCGATTTTTGAAAGAGCTACCGCGCAGGCAATGCTGCAAGCTTTTTGCATTGGCCGGAGCCTAGAAAACAACTCACCGCAAGATTTGCATTTTATCAGTTTCTCAGGTTTTATAATAGCCTTTTGCGAAATCAATTGTTTACTCATTAAATCCACCAGATAAAACAATTTTATTTTCCGCGCACCACGACAACGCGTACTCGATGAGACTTGACCCCCTGGACTTACTCATTGCGGCAGTACTCTCGCGCAGCATCACCAACTCACCCTCAAGCCCACGGACTAACTCAGCCTCAAGCCCGGTAGCCACAGCGTGACCAGACACCAACAGCACTTTCCAGTCTTCGGCCGTCCTCGGCATACCTCCCCACTCGACACACTGCCGAGCAAGGTCAGAGCACAAGGCGTGGAGTTTTGCGTTTTGATCAAGCGAGCGCCTCGGCGGCTCAATCTTGACCCTGTATCCATCCGGCGATTCGGCAACCGCGTTTAAAGCCCTTTTGCGGGCTTCCGCGTGCGACATGACATAGACCTTCACATCACCCATTTCGAGCCCCGCTAGGTGGGTTTAAATCGTTCCTAGGGGCATTGCCACATAGCACGGCTACCCGATCCGTAATTTTTTCGCGCTCAGGGGCGTCTCGATGCCGTGCGATTGCTGCCAGCATTGCCCCGGCCCTCTGTTTGCTTGGTCGGGCTGACATGACAAGGCGGGCGCAGCACTCCAGGCATCCGAGGTGGTACATGCCGCCGCCTTGATCGCATTGTTTGCAGGTCATGCGTCGGCCTCGTCGCGATATCGCAGTGCGCTGCGGGCTATGTCGAGGCAAGCCTGACTAATCCTGCCGCCTGCCTCGTGCTTGGCAATAATCCTGCGCGCCCAGTCGCGGTTATCTCCGACCGCAGTCACTTGCACGTGACTTACATCCTTCGCTGGGGGCAGTTTTGGATAATCGTTAAACGTAACAATTTTAGGTGGTAATAACGATTTGCAAAGCTCCTCGAACTCAAACAGCCCGGGCGGAAAGGTCTGAAAGTGCTCTTGGAGCTTGGAGACGGCCCGCTCGACTGTCTGCGCCGGGTATGCGGCCAGCTTGGCATCCCAGACCAGCATTGCAGCGCGAATGCCCTTGTCCTTGCCTCGTCCGTCTTTTTCTCCGGTCGCAAACTTGGACATAAACGCGTTTCCATAAGCGCCGTGCATCAGCAAAAATAACTTGCGGATCATGTCGCTTGTCTGCTTTGGCTCTGTTGGCATGCTGGACGATTGGGCAGCCTGAGCAACTAGAGTGCGAGCGTCAATCATCGAAAACTCCGTCAAACAGTGCCCGGCCTGCGGCAGCGTACTTGTGCTCCTGCAGGTATGGCTTTGCAGTGGTGCGTGGTGCCGCCTGACGACCTAGCGCGTACTCGTGATCTTTGCGGATCCAGTTGCGCCACGTTGCAGGCCAATCGCTCATCGAGTTTTTGAACGTGTAGTCCCGAAACTTCTCGGTGGCCAAATCAATGTCTGCCAGTGGCGCGCTCTCTGCTGCCCATGCCCGCATCTCATCGGTCACTTCGAAGTTGTCCGGACACTTTCTCGTCGGCCGCCTGCCAACGGCGGGCTTTTCTTTTTGGTTTACTTTTTCTTTTTTTTCTTCTTTTGGTGTTGGTGTTGGTGTTGGTGTTGGTGGCATTGCATCAGCATCGTTTTTTGATGCCACGGCATCGCAATTGATATGCTGCGGCACTGCCGATGCAATGCCGCGTTCCGCCTCTGGCTTATGCCACCGCTTGTTTGCCTTGTCCCTTTGCTTTTGTTGCTTGTCACGCATTGCTGCTATTTCGGCATCAGCGCGACTGTTAACCCAACCGTCATCGGTCAAATCAAAAAACTCATTTAGCACCGTTTGTATTGCATCTCTGTGCGCATCGGTCGATGCCAGTGCGAGCCTAAAGATCGCACGTATCTCTAATGGCAAAGGCTTTTCGGTTGTGTAATAGATGTCAAGTAGACGCCTGTAAGCGGCGTCCTCGTCCCAAGTTAAATGCCTAGTGGCGCTTGCGTAATCGCCAATGTGAAATGGGTAGTAATTCAACTCAATCTCCACTGGTGGACGGCCCTAGTGTGAGAATTACCGGGCCGGTGCACTCATAGAGTGATGAAAACGGTATCTAAGACCGTCCCCAATGGAGACTGTATCGATACCAGCCTTTTGCGCTTCTCACGGCGCATGTAGACCGGCAGGCGGGAGGCTCGCTTTTCGGTTGGCTCATGACTTCCAATCTAGCCGGGTCTAGTAACACTATAAACAAATTAACTCAGTTTTGCATCAATTAAATTAACTTTTGACACCCCTTACAACCGCCCAATTAACATCCGGTCGGATTTGTTCGCATAAAACACCAGTGGCTTTTTCAATATCAGGGCAGTATTCAGCCGGGACTTTTTTCCCCGGCTTAAGCCACAAATGGACACAACACCTAGTTACACCTTTTGGGCCATTGACTGTCATCAACCGCCCCAATTTTTGAAAACCGCCTGCTATATCTATTGCACGCTTTAAGTGCTCTTTGCTTTCGTCTTTTTCGTTCACGTGTCCCCCTACTTTAAGCACAAGACTACTATACAGGCCGATCGCGTCTGAGTCAAGTGTTCTATACATTGACACCGTTTGGCGCACGTGTAGAGAGTGCTTGCGTTTGCGTTTGTGTTCTGTTAAACTTCTTTTGTCGCTAACGAGCACACAGAAACATCATGAAACATTGCGCGGTAACAATAGACCTCGAAAGATACATGCGGCGCCAAGACTTCTTTTCTGGCGACGAATTCGAGCGATTATTTTTCGCAGCCAGGGAAAGGCTGATGGCAGAAGGCGAAAAACATTACCCGTGGAGCGAAGATAATTTTCTCGAAGCTTTTAATGATATCCAGGTTGTCGAATTAATCGAGGCTTTGAAAGCAAAAAAGTTTGAAAAAGCCGGTCGCATGTTGTACACCCAAATAGTCGGATATTGGGAAGAGTCGGCGGCAATTGACGCCGACGAAATGGCACAAGATGAAGCGTTTGATGATTGATTATTTAAAAGAGCCAAACATGAGCAAAACCGTTTATCAATTGATCGCAGCAGTATCGGCTGAGATTGCCCAAGATGGGATTAGCAAGAGCCGCAAAAATCAGCAGCAGGGCTACTCATTTCGCGGCATCGATGACGTTTACAACGCTCTGGCCCCGGTTATGGCCAAGCATGGCCTGGTGATCCTGCCGCGCATCTTGTCGCGTGAACTGACCGAGCGTGCAAGTGCTAAAGGTGGTGTGTTGTTCTCGGTCGTGGTCGAGGCTGAGTTTGACTTTGTGTCTAGTCACGACGGCAGCAAGCACACAGTTAAGACCTACGGCGAGGCAATGGATAGCGCTGACAAGGCTACAAATAAGGCAATGTCGGCGGCTTATAAATACGCGGCCTTTCAAACGTTTTGTATCCCGACCGAGGGCGATAACGATGCCGATGCCGTGACGCATGTGGTGCAGCGTGCTCCGGTTATGGATATTGAGACATACGAGACAGAGCACCTGTCTGGATTGCGCGAAGCGGCTTTAGCTGGTCAAGAAGCTCTAGCAGCGGCTTTCGGAAAGTTGGCAAAGAGCCCGGAAAAAGCTGCGTTTTGGCAAAAACACGGCGCATCGCTTAAAGCAGCAGCACAAAAGGCGGCCGAATAATGGACCAACGCAGCGAAGAATGGTTCGCGGCTAGGCTTGGCAAAGTTACTGCCAGCCGATTATCTGATGTCCTGGCAACGATCAAAACCGGAGAGGCCGCAGCGCGAGCCAATTACCGCATCGAGCTAGTTGCCGAGCGCCTGACAGGCAAAAGCACGCCACGCTTTACGTCTGCAGCTATGCAATGGGGTGTCGATTGCGAACCGATGGCCAGGTCTGCTTATGAGACGGAAACCGGGCTGATTGTGACCGAGGTCGGTTTTGTTGATCATCCGACTATTGAGATGACCGGAGCAAGCCCGGATGGCTTAGTGGGCGATGACGGGCTAATCGAGATCAAGTGCCCCGATACAAAAACGCACATTGAGACGCTGACAAGCAAAAAAGCGCCGTCTAAGTACATACCTCAGATGCAATGGCAAATGGCCTGCACGGGTCGGCAATGGGTTGACTTTGTTAGCTTCGACCCGCGCCTACCAGAGCATTTGATGCTCGAGATCATCAGAGTTGATCGCGATCAGTCATTGATTGATCAATACAGCGAGGCTGTAAGCATTTTCCTTGCGGAAGTTTCTAAAACCGTCGAACTACTTAATTCAAGGAGCAGCAAGTGTTAAATCAAGCGCAAATTATTGGACACGTCGGGCGCGATCCTGACGTTCGCAGCCTGCAAAACGGCGATATCGTCGCGTCGTTTTCGATCGCAACAACAGAAAAATGGACGGACAAAGCAACAGGAGAAAAACGCGAGGCAACCGAATGGCATCGCGTGAGCGTCTTTGGAAAGCTGGCAGAAATTGTCCAAACCTGGGTAAAAAAAGGCACTCTTGTCTATGTAAGCGGCAAGATCGTTACTCGCAAGTATCAGGACAAAGACGGGGTAGAAAAACAATCAACAGAAATTAGAGCCGACTCTATGAAACTCCTTGGAGGCACAGGAGAAGGCAAAAAAGAGCACACACAAAGCAAACCAAACACACTAAAAGCAAGTGCAGACTTGTCTGATATTGATGACGATATTCCTTTTTAGTGCTAAAAAGTAGTCATACCAAGCACGAGTTGTGATAGACTTATTGACACTTTTTAGACGCAGATTTTGGGGCGCTGCCATCGCTAAAGCGGAGGGAAAGGAATGACATCAAATGTTAAAAACAATCATTCTCGCGTAACTATTTTGGGTCGTAAAGCAGGAAAAATAATGGCGGACATGGCCGATTACGCTTGCGTCATGCTTATTAAAGAGGGCGAACAAGATGAAAGGTGTAAATCATGCGCATTTACGCACGGAACAGTTCCAAATGGATGCGAGCAAACGCAAGCCGACGTATTAAAAGCGGTCACTGAAGGCGTGCCGTTCCTTTGTCATCAGAACAATCGTAAAGGATGGCCATGTCACGGGTGGTACTCAATAAGGGCGACAGTACCACATGACATATTAAATAGCATGGGGCCTTGCAACTGGGATTTTTCATTGCCAGACGCGCCAGAGTTGGATATTGAACAAGCCATCGCCGAAATTGATAAATCGGAGGGCAATAATGAGTGACCAAGAACTACTAGAATACGCCGCAAAAGCACTGCAATTGCATATTAAAGGTCACTTGAAATGCGATGCCGGAAATCTTTTGTATCTGTGGGTTGGGCAAGAGCTAACTAAAGACAAGTTTCCATTTAATCCTCTTACCGATTATGACGATGCGCTAAGGCTGGCAGTGAAACTGCGAATGCGCATTGACATTGGGTACAGTCGTATTGACGTCACAGAAGTATCAGTGATTAAAGATTGCGTGCAAATTAGCGCAGAGGAATACCACAACGATGACCCATCCGCAGCTACATGCCGCGCCATTGTCCGCGCTGCCGCTGAGATTGCAAAGGGGCAAAAATGAATGACCGGGAATTGTTATTGAAATGTGCAAATGACTCCGGGATTGAAGTTTTCTTTGACGGCGATGGGTATTGTTATCGCGTCAAATTTACGGAAAGCTGAGGTGGTGGAATGAGATCAAACAAAAAAATCTCAGCTCGTCGTCACATCCCGACATGGGTTGAGCGTTGCGATATACACACAGGCATCGTTAACGACTCAATGATACAGGCACGCATGCAGGAGGAGATTGACGATTTAAGGCGTGCTCTTGAGGTGGCTTTGCAAAAACTTGAATGCGTTAGTCAATGCGTGACCGACGACTATTTGAAGGGGATTTTATGAGCTGGAATGATCTCGAAATGAAAGTTATCAGGTGGGCAGAAGCACGCAAGATTATCCCTAACGCAACGCCAAGCAGTCAGTTGCTAAAGGCGGTTAGCGAGTTGGGCGAACTATGCGATGCCGAAGGCAAACGCGACCAGGATGCTATCCAAGATGCTGTAGGCGATGTGCTGGTTTGCTTAATCAACTACTGCGCTTTACGAGATATCAGCATTGTCAAATGCCTGGGCGGAGCGTATGACCAAATCAAAGACCGAAAAGGCACGCTGATGCCGGACGGAACATTTGTGAAAGATGTTGAAAAATGATCAATTTGTTGATTGCCATATATGTCTTGGTTGCAATCGGGGGAATGTTATCGATTGTTGTTTTTTCATCAAATCGCACATCACCAGTATGCCGAGGATCATGTGAGCAAGGCAGGCGTGCTTGTGATTGCATGACTAACCACAAAGACATCGCGTAATACCATTGAAGATCATCGCAAAAATTGTTCTGCTTTTGTCCTCAATCGGAGTCGCTCAAAACTCGATGGCAGATGACATAACAGGGATAGACAAACTATCCCACTTTGCAACGTCTGCCACTATCTCAAGCATCACAACACGGACACATCCAGGGATTACAGGCATTGCGATTGCCATAGCCCCAGGAATCGCGAAAGAACTGTCCGACATGTCAGGGGCAGGCACCCCGTCGTTCAAAGACATGGCCGCAAATCTAGTCGGCGTATTAGTTGGCGCAACCATCCCGCCTAAATACATCATCACACCGATCGCTCCGTGCGGAGCAATTGACGGCGTAAGCATTGCCTACGTGATAGACCTGTAATTTGTTGCGATACACCTGTTGACACACGACTGTGTTTGTACTAATATTCTTACATTCATGAACAAAAAGGAGATCAACACATGAAAAACCAACCAAGCAACACCCTATCGATTCGCCTTCCGACATACCTCAAAAACGAGATAGGCAAGAAGGCTAAGTTAAACACTAGAACCTATGCAGGGCAGATTGTTTTCTACATCAAAAAAGGTCTTGAGTCCGATGGAGTTAACTTACATGAACTGGAAAAACTGGGATCACGTGATTAAAAACAAAAAAGGACACATTGTATTTTCTGGCAAGTACGAAGATTGTGTGTCGTTTTTTCTTGCAGGGTCAGGTGCCCGCTTTGGATGGAGTCTTTCTAAATATGTGCCGACTTTTTAAACCGTTTTTGATGTGTTGTGCGGTGTTATTAATTACGGCGTGCAGCAAAGATAACGACGATGACATTGAAATGGCTCGTTATTGTCAGATGGTCGAAATATGGACGTCTCAGGCAGAGCGCGGAATCGCTGAAGAGGATAGGCACGGATGGCCACCGTTTAACGGCCCATGCCCTATGTAACAAGTCAAAGGAGACAAAAATGATTGACGAAAATGATCGTTATGATTTTCAAGGGTTTTTAGAAGATGCGGCGCTTGATATACAAGCGGCTGTTATGGCCGACTATAAATCCAGCACTTACTCTGCCGAAGTTTCCGAGGCTACCGAGAGGATGCGCGCAATCCTGGAGCGTATGCGCATGCGAATCGACAATCAACCTACTCATTGATAGGTGGTGCATATGGATACGGCGCAAGTTAAAAAACAGAAGTATCTGTCTGTTGATGAGACCGCTAAACAATTGTCAGTTAGCAAAGCGCACTTGGCGAACATGCGGAGCCTCAAAACAGGACCTAAATGGATGACGAAAAACGGCGAAATTGTTTATTTAGCGGATACGGTTGGTCTTTACGTAAGCAAGCAAAAAAGCATTTCGTTTTGGGCTAATTTAGAGCCAATTAAGCTCAATTGGAAAGCTCCACAAATTCAGAAATGATTATCGATGCGAGATAACGTAAATTTATCTGCGTGCAGCGCCAAACCCGGAGAAGTGTATTGGCGTGATCCTGCAAAACGAAGTCCTCCGGTTGGCCGAAAGTTGCTGCTACTGACTGATGGAGGTGTTGCGGTGATTGGGCTGTGGCACAAAGATGGCGGGTTTCAGGCATGGAGCCCTTTACCCAAGAGAATCAAATAGATACTTTTAAACACGATAAATTAACTAAGGAAAAACAATGGAAGCGCAAGTGAACACAATCACTATCAACGGTATCGAGTATGTCAAAGCCGATCAAGTTAAACAGCAAATTAAAGGATCGCGAGCCGTCGTGGTCGTGGATCGAGGATGGATTTTTGCCGGGGATGTGACTCGTGAAAATGGACGCATCAAATTAGATCGAGCTGTACACGTATTCAGGTGGGAAAGTATTGGATTCGACGGAGTAATTGCAAATCCAAAATCGCCGAAATTGACACTTAAGCCAATGCCGAATGGCGTTGATATCCCAGAGGGCGCCGAGATTTTCTGCGTGCCCGTGTCAGACGACTGGGGTGCCTGATGTTTAAACCAATAGGCGACGGATACGGCAACGGCGGCGGCTACGGCGACGGCTACGGCTATGGCGGCGGCTGCGTCAAAGGCGACGGCAACGGCTATGGCTATGGCTATGGCTATGGCTATGGCGGCGGCTACAGCAACGGATACGGCGACGGATACGGCAACGGCTATGGCTACGGCGGCGGCTACGGCGGCGGCGTCAAAGGCGACGGCTGCGGCTACGGCGGCGGCTACGGCAGCGGCTACGGCAGAAGCGACGGCTATGGCGACGGTAATGTGAGCTGTAATTTAAGGACCAGGGGCAGAAATGACACGCGATGAAATCATCGACATGGCGCGGGAGGCGCAGCTTTCATGCGGATCAGATGAGTTTCTGTTGTCTTCGGTCGCTCATTTTGTCGCGCTAGTAACCGCTGCTGAGCGTGAGGCATGCGCACAATTGTGCGATGAAGTCAGATGGTCAGGGTACGTGCCGCCCGAAGACGGGGCCGCAGCGACGTACTACGACGAAGCCGCAACAGAATGCGCCGAAGCCATCCGCGCAAGGGGTAAAGCATGACCCCGTTCATCCGAGAATCCGTAAAGCTGTTTGCATCGGCCGGAGTCGATCCTACCGAGCTTGCATGGTTTGATTTTTCGGCGGTCCTAGATGCTCGCGGCGATGATGAGTACAAGCAAAACGACTTGCTAATCGACTACCGGCCACCGTTTGATCGCAACATCATCATCGGCAAGGCAACGCGCAACGGTAAGACATATGAGCTATTTGTGACCGTGGTTGGGTCTGATCCGCACGAAGGCATCGTGTTTAACTCGTGGGTCAGTACAAACGGCGGAAAGCCAAAGTCCAGCCCTTTGTATTTGTATTGCGTAGACGGTAGCGTCGTTCGGCACGGGCCATGCAAGGGCGAGGAAACAATGAACGAGCACGATGTTAGGTGGTCGCTTGGATTGATTGCGCTGTGGTACGAGAGTCTTTCAAAGCAAGCCACCCTGGCGCACGTGCCATCAATTAGGCGCGGCCTAACGTCTGATCGGCTGATCAAGAAAGGCCGGCCGCCGCTTTATGACTGGCGCACAGTGGTTGTTCATCCGATCCAGCCAGTCAAACGAGAGCACCTGGGCGGTACACACGCATCGCCGCGCCAACACGATCGGCGCGGGCATATGCGCAGGCTACCGGGGGGCAAGCAGGTATGGGTTAAGCCGTGC